TGTTCGGTGCATTGGCACTAGAACGTGAAACAGTCCTAGACCCTAACGGTGTTGCAGATAAGGTAAAGACTTATTTACTTATCAACACATCACATGACGGCTCTATTGCTATTCAAGCAAGCATCACACCTGTTCGTGTTGTGTGCGCTAACACTCTTAACCTTGCACTAAACACAACTAAGCGCAAGGGTGGCATCAAGCAATCTTTCAAGATTCGCCACACACAGACCGCACAAGGTAAGATTCAAGTTGCTCGTGAGACTCTTGGGCTTGCACATAAGTACATGGATTCATTTGACATCATGGCAAAGGCTATGATTGAAAAAGAAGTCAATGCTAAGCAATTCAACGACATCATTCTTGCTGCATACCCTAAGCCAGAAAAAGATTCTAAGGGTGCTTTCAAGAAGTGGGAAAACAAGGTAGATGTTATCAACGACATTTATACAGGCGAGTACAATGGAATGATTGCTGGTAATGCGTGGGGTGCTTTCAATGCACTTACTGAACGCCTTGACTGGCACCGTTCTGCTCGTGGTGGTTCTAATGAATCTATCCTTGCATCAGCATCAGGATTTGACCCTGCTATCAACGCAGAAAAAAATCGTTTGCTAAAAATTGTGCAAAGCACAATGCAGATTGCATAAATAAAAAAAATCCTAAGCATGATTTAAAACTGCTTGCATGGTCTGTTAGAATAGTTGGTTAGTTCGCCACCCTGTCACGGTGGAGGTCACGGGTTCAAGTCCCGTACAGATCGCAAGAAATTTTCGAAATTGTGATATAAAACACACTTTACGATTACGTAACGACTTGCATTTTTCCAGGATTTCGGCTACAATTAATATATGGACACCACACTAAGAGTACAAGAACTAATTGACCATATCTATGATGAGAACTTAAATCACTTTGAGTTTCATGAAAATATGGGTGGAGAAGATTGTGATTGCCACCTACACATAACACTAGAAACCATTGTAAAGTATTGGGAGGAACTATGCTAGGCTATACTGAAACAGATATTGCGGTAATGACAGACGCAATGGAAGACGCTATCAAATCAGGTAGACTCTCTGATGAAATCACAGATGGTTTGGAGAAGGCTATGTCTTTCTTTGATGGCCTATGGTCAGAAGGGTACTTTGACTAATGCATAATCATTATTGGGAATGTGACGATGTACCAGGATATTTTTACTGTGCCTGCGGAGTTACGGCTATCCATAACAGAGAAACAGGATTGAAGGACATCCATGACTAATTGGAACTGGACTAAGTATGATTATCTATGTACTGACTGTGATGCTCTTATTGAGATAACTACCCTGAAAAATATTAGGGAGTGGCGTGGCTGGTGTCCTTGTGGATCTGCTAATATAATTAACATTGGTACGTCAAACGGCAATGCCCCTATCTTTGAACCTGTGATGAAGGTCACACCCCCAGAACTTGTAAAAATCAACACCAACCCGTATACTTAGTATTATGAACAACATTATATATACCCGATTTGCCACCTTTACTGATTACGACTGCATTCACTGCAGAAATAAACTTAACGTTGATGAAGCAGATAACTTTATGTTATGCCATGGATGTTACTGTGAAATCTATGACCCTGCCCTAAGAGAGTCATGCCAATGGACATAAACACTTTACGAGAGTATATAAATATCCACATCATATCGCTGGAGCAAGACCTAGAGTCAAACCCTGAATCTATCAATGTTGTAGATATCTCAGGGCAGATAGAAGGATGTAAGCATATACTAGGAGTTATCAATGAGCGATAAGTATCCTTTCATACCCGAATATTTAGTCAAGTCACTTGAAGATGTAACTATCCCATTAATTGATGTTATCCACGGCTACCTAAAGGTTGAAATGCTGGAGACAGAAGAAGTCATGGACGGAGACAATGACGATAGATTTTTGGAAGGGTACCTAGAGGCCTTGACAAATGTATATGCCATGACCTATAATTTATCTATAGACCGTAAACACATAGAGGAGAAGCGATGACCCCGCAAGAAATGTTAGAACAGATGATTGACAAGGCTACTTTAGATTTCTTAGAGATAGCCAAGGAAGAAGAAGACGGCGACTACTCAGACGCAATGCTATCTATGGAACGCACAGAGGCTAATGGTTTTGTTGACGGCTTGTCAGCAGCCTACTATATAGTTTACGATAAGGAATATACATCACCTATAGCATTGGATGAATCAAATGAATGATTTTATTGAAATGACTGAAGATGAATGGTTTGACACTTATAAGCCTATTAAGAATCACATTGAGGTCACATCTTCATTTGATGGCCACATGTTTGAGACCTATGGCCCTGAAGTAGAATTCGTTAAGTCACAAGACAATAATAAGATATGGATGTTTGGTGACGGAGACGACGGTGGCATGTACATCTGGAGCGGCTGGGGATTTGTTAACCGCATAGGATATTTTGTTACTGAGGTTCCTTTCCCTGATAATACTACTATACAGATTCAAGTTGGGGTACCGTGGTATTTCTGCGAGAACTGTGACTCAGAAATGGAAGACCCTGATAATATTATTAGAGATGCATTTCAAGAAGTTGATTTGGAAAAATGCCCTAACTGTGCTACCCTTGAAGAAATGAAACTTACAGGACTGGAGACCCAATGAACGAATATAGAGTAGATGTAATCTTTGAACCCACTGGAGATTACATGCATTTTAAATATGAGGCTGAGTCAGATAATGAAACAGACCTCTGCAACGAGATTTTAAACCAACTATCAATTGTATCTTGGAAGGAAGAAGAATAATGGGAGCACGTATTAACTTTGTATTTAAAGACCGTGAAGACAAGCCTGCAGTAGTGCTATACAGTCACTGGGGTCAGGATGAGTGGCAGCGGGACCTAGCAATGGCCTTAGACCATGCACGGCCACGTTGGAGCGATGAGTCATATGTAACACGTATGATTATTAGTTATCTTATTCAGGATAGCATTCTAGAGTCAACAGGCTTTGGAATTTATGCTATTAATGATACATCATCTGACCTAGGTGATCAAACCGTTATTGTTGACATTATTCAGGAAGTAGTTATTGACGGCAACGTTAAGGCAGACTGGGACCTATTTGTACAGGCATATAAGCCTGTCGCTGCGCTAGTGGGGGAGTAGGGTCACTCTCGCACTTATGGTGGGGGGTGAACTGTGGTGGGTTGCCCTCCACCTTCTTTTTTGGTATAATGGATAGAGGGGGACTCTTTGAGAATTAGCAGAGGCATAACGCCAGAAGAACGTGTGGCCATGAGAATTAAACCTATCATTGAAGACTTAAATCTAGACCTTGACCAAACAGGCATAATGCTTGCAAGGGTATTACCACACTTGACATTCAATAGATTAGTTGCTATAATTGAGAGTGCCCAGTATGAAAAAGAGGGTATCTTAGACCCTAACCTACAGAGAGAGCGGTGGAGACTTGGACTATAACAAGATAGCAGACATTTTGGCCTACATTAGTATTGAGGCTGAAAGTCTCGTAGAGGTAGAGTATCTGCCTATAGATTTTTGGGCAGGGCTTGTAGATGAATTAAAATTAGCAGAGTATGTTGCAGCAGAGTGGGTAACACTTACCTCTCTTGGTGAGTTTGAGATTGAGTATGCATGGAGAGAACTTTGTGAAATGCGTGACCTTGACCCTGAAGTTATGTATGACACGGCTCTAGACTTTTTCAAGGCACAGGAAACCGAGTGACAGATTTTGCAACCCAGTGTGTAATCTTGGGGGAGTTGTATGAAGGCTACAAGGAAGAAAAAGATTTCAGGGCATTCATAGAGTTTAACGATCTTGGTTTACCATTAGCATATCTAACTGCCCAGGGATTAGTTGTAGAGGTTTCAGATGATGGACGCAGATACATTATTGACACCTTTGAAATGTTTCTTAAATCTATCAAACTAAGTGAAGATGACATCATTGAGGGCATGACCCTGGATGAGGTTTTGGAAATGGCTGCTGCCGAGGACTGAGATTTTCGACAAACCTTTTACCTGTCAAACCTTATTACGAACCTTCTAAAAAATTCGCAGGGTTTCGACAAACCTTTACATCCCAATAAAAAAGATTACGAACGACCTATAAATTTCCCAGGATTCTAGCATATCAAACCTTACATGTCAAACCTTTATATCAAACCAGTGTATAATATATCTATGGGTAAAAACTATTTTTCAAAGTATGGTGGACCTTACTTCATTAATAATGGTTTGTCTGCACATGATCATGAACATAAAACATCAGACTCTCATGAAGATATCAAACCAGATACAAACCTCCTTTATGGTTTTGCTATAGGGGTTCTATCTCTATTGATTGTTATTGGTACAACTTTAATTCTTTTTTAAATCCCCCGCCATACCGTGAATCATAATCCTGTTAGACATTCTGCAGCGGGGGATCAGAAGATATACCAAACCCCATAGTATAAAAGACATTACGAAGGACATATATTTTTCCCTGGATTCTAGAATATTATCAAACCTTTATAGATTTTTATAGAGGTTTTTCTACATTTTTCTCACATTTTCTACAGGTTTTCTACAGGGTTTTGTTATCAAATTGTTATCAAATATGGTTGACAAATGGGAGGTTTGGGAGTATAATCCAGGGCAAGGTTTGATATGTAAGGTTTGGGAAGGGGAGGTTTGTCCGCTGTGACATTACGAGCCCCTCTTATAAATGCGCCATAACCCACTATCCTCCACTTTCCTCCACTTTAAGATAAATCTAAAAAATATCAGTAACATTTAATTGTGGATAACTTGTGGATAACTAACATTATTTAGGCATAAACCCTGTGGATAACCTTCAAACCATCCCATATTTCAAACGGTATTGATCTCTCTGGCTATGAGGCATGTCTGGCTATCTGGCATATGGGGCTATAGGGCTATGTTCTTATACTAGACATTACGATACTATCTTGACTTTCCCCGAATTTTCTGAGATAATGGTTTAATGAAGCAATGGAAGCAAAGAACCTGGTTTCAGGCTCATGATGGAACAAAAGGGTCTAATGCCTTGGTTGCTAAAGAGGCTGGAGTTACTGTTGGAACAGTCTATAACGTATTTAATTATCCTGAGAAAGTAATACCAGAGACTGCAAATAAGGTTTTAGAGGCAGTTAAACAACTTAAATATACCTACAATGTAATGCCAACGATGAAGATGTGTACTGTCTGTAAAGTTGCCAAACCATTTGAAGATTTTTATGATGGCTATAAGGCCAAGAACCAAAGAGATGTGACAAATAAAAAATATCCTCATTCTAGATGTAAGGCGTGTGATCATGCAAGAGTTAGGATCTATCATCATAAGAACAAAGAAAGAATTACAAAGCAGATGCTTGTTTCCCACAGACGCAGGCTTTATGGTTTAAATGAAGAAGAGTACAATAATATGATTTTGTCTCAAAATAACCTATGCGCTATCTGCAATAAACCTAGTGATAAAACCTTACATATAGACCATGACCATGTAACAGGCAAAGTTAGGGGATTACTATGTCCTAACTGTAATACAGGTATAGGACTGCTTCAAGAAGATCTTATTATTCTTAATAGGGCCATTGAGTACTTATCTTGATATACCGTGCAAATTTAGGATACTAACCAATAGTGCCCTTTTAGGGCAGGGGGAGGTTTGTTACCTCTATTTCCGCCGAACTTTAAATACTTGACAACTTTTCCGCCGAATGGTATGATGTATATATGACATGTACAAAATATGGATGCAACTATGAACTAGACCTTGATGGTCAGGTAACCTGTACTGTCTGTGGGGCTATGGATGACGATAGACAGCCTATTAACCTTGATGTGATAGAATAGTATGATGCTAACATTAACCCTTATACTAATCACTTGGTATGCCACAAAGGTATACTATACAAAAACCTTAACTATACAAACACCAGCAAAAGAAGAAGGCCCTATGGTACATGCTAAATGCGCTAAGTGTGCTCAAACCATATACACACATCGGGATAACCTTCGTGTTCCATACTACTGTTTAATTTGTATGTAATGGATAAGTTTGAGTCATCATATAGCCTATATGCTAAGAAGATTAATTCTTACAAGGTAGCCTGTAGCCAGTGTGATCAACTATATTTTAAACAAAACGACGAACCTTTTGTGTGTCTTACTTGTTCTAGATAACTAAAATATGAAATTAGGGGTGTATTTTTATGTTGAATGTTCCAGATAATACTATTGCATATTTTGTTGATCCAGAAATATCAAATAATATAAATATTGATGATATAATCTGTAGACCAGAAAAAACTCGTGACTGGTTTACTTCACATTTTTATCGGTGTATGCCATTAGCAATTGCTAATCAGTATGGGTTTATTGTAAGGTCACCAAGAGATTATTTTATAACTTGGAATGGTGGGGAGGATTATCAAGATACAATTGTTTTTCCATTTGAAAGTGTAGAAGATAATCAGCCAGTATTTCTTCAAAGTCATTTTGGTAGCGGTATTGTAACAGTGACTTTAAGAATAATGCTCAGAACACCACCTGGAGTAAATTTATTGACTATTCCACCACCAAATTATCTATTGCCGAACATTACTCCAATGACTGGAGTAATTGAAACAGATAATTTAAGATATACCTTTAATTTTAATTTAAAAATAGATACTGCAAATCAAACAATAAAAATTCCTAAAGGGTATCCGATTGGAGCATTTATTCCAATACCAAGATACTATCAAGACAATTTCGTGTTAAAAAATGCTGAAGAAGTTTTTGATGAAGAAACTATATCTGAAGAACTAACCGCTAGATATGATGGAGTTCTTAATAGAATTCTTATTGATCCAAAACAAAAAAACATGGTTAGCAGATTATATTATTTGGGAAAAGATATATATGGAAACATTTTTAAAGATCATCAGAAGCCAGCAGATATTTAATAGATATTACTCAAACATCTTTTTTTGCCAATATTCTTTTCTATATCCATGAGCAAAATGTTTTCTAATATTTGTATGTCTTTTTAAAGTATCTTCTTCATCATATTTTAACACTGTAGATTTCCAATTTTCTCTCTTAAATGGAATAATCTGATACATTGGAGTTCCTATGGGTATAATTCCCTCAAAGTCTTTGTTAAGATAAAATGGATAATTTCCACCCTGACCAACACTCATACCATAAAATAGATCTGAATCAACTATTCCAGCAGAAGACCTAAATGGCAAATCAAGCCTATTACTTGGGCTAGTCATAAGTGCACTCCACCCCTTTGGTAGTTTTGGCATCCAGTGAATCTTCCATGCAAACTCAAATTGATAGAACATATCTGGAATTTCTAAGGATGGCTGTCTCATCTCTAAAATATTTGGTCCACTAGGAAATGCATAAGCAACGTGACCATTCTCATTTTTTTTAATATAAATTTCTGTCCAAGTTTCTTGAATATACCCATGGCTTAATGCATCAAAAAATGGCATACATCTTTTGATTGCACCAACACCGTCTTTTTCATGATCCTCATGATTAATAGCAATTCCATCTGTTGGTCTTATATTTTTATACCAGTCTGGGATATATGATTTTGCTGGCTTTGGGGCTGGGATTACTAGTTCTGCTTCTTTTCCTGAAGGTACAAATTCTATTTTCATACTTTTAGTATACATCATATTGGTTAGTTTTGCAACCTTCTTGACAAACTGTCCGCCGAATGGTATGATGGATATATGAGCATAGACGAAATGACATTACGAGAAGAGATTGCCAGGGCTATTGAGGCTATTCCAATTGAAGCATCTTTAACAAATGCTGTGGGTATGCGTATGCTTGCAGCAGGTATTGCAAGAGGAGAAGGCAACTACATGACCAGCATGTTTGAAAGCCAAGTAGATTTTGAGTAAATAACATGTGGTCATGGGTATTAGCAGTTATCGGAGTTACAGGCATATTCTTTGTTGGTCGTAAGAGTATCTGGGGATGGTTTGTTCTGCTATTTAATGAATGTCTTTGGATGGCCTATGCTATTAATACAGAGCAATATGGATTTATTTTCAGTGCCCTTGCATATGCAGCGGTATACATTAAATCTTATCTGCATTGGAAGAGAGAAGAATGAAACCTCAAGAATGCGTAAAGTGTAAGATGAGTGTTAAAGATCCTTTATTCTGGGAACTTCATCAAACCATGACAGATAGCAGGATTTGGTGTGCTTATGCTAAGAAGCCTTGAAATACCTGATCCATTTCAAACTTTTATATCAAACAAATATGCAAACGCTAAAGGCTATGTCCATGACTTCTTTGCTGGGGAATGGTCTTATACTTGCTCTACTTGTAAGGAAGATCTTTTTGGTCCGTCCCGCAAAATATTGACAAAGATAAGATTGTTTCATACTAGAAATGAGTGCCTAGGTGGATATTGATGAGTTTATAAAAGACCCTTGGAAACCTTTTAATGATATGAGGAACACTCCACACGAGTGTGATTACGATTACAAGATAGATCCCTCTGGGGCTATGTTTTTTGAGATATGCAAACTATGTCTTGACACTAAGGGTGTCATTGAAATGGATAGCAACTGCAAGCATACTTGGTATATGCGTGAATTAGGTATACAATGTACTAAGTGCTTAGTTATCTGGGAGAACGATGAAAGAACCTAAGATAACTCAGATGGACTGGCGTAGCCTTGGCTATTGGCCTGTATGGAAAAATGGAAAGAAAGTGTGGGTACCTAAAGATGAACCATTCAACAAAGATTCAAAAGACTAAGATACTTCCATTACGATGGATAGGCAATTTTTGTGGGGAATATGCAGGTAATCACCTTGTTAAGGCCATTGATTTAGATGAGGAATTAGATGATAATTTAGGGTTTCGTTATAAATACCACGCAAAAATGTGGGTACTGCTTAATAAACCTTATGAGTGGTGGGGCACATACTATATAATAGATACTAATAAATGGAAAAGCGAGATAGATCAAATGAGAATAGACATGTCAGATGAAGGCTGGGATGACTATGATGCTTTTGGTAAAGCCTATTGGGAAAAGGAAGAGGAATGAGAGAAATTAAAAAGTTTGAAAGACTTGAGCGGTCTGTTTCAATAACAGTCAAAACAAAATGTCCAGAAAAATGGATGCTTGTGGACAGAGAAACTGGAGAAATATATGTTGGAACTCAAGTAGGAACTTGGGACAGACTTGAACCAGTTAATAGAGATTCCTGATAGAATAGGTATGTTAGGGTAAGTATGTTTTGTAATTATTGCGGAAATAGATTAGAACAAGGTGATTGTAATTATTGTAATGATAATAATAACGCCCTTAGAGAATTTGAGGAAGAAGATGATTAATATTTTATTTTTGATCCCTGCATTTATTGCTGGGTATGTAGCATGTTATTTTGTTATGACATATAAGGTCAAGTAGATTAAAGTTTGTAGCAAATGTGGGCTTAATTTAGATAAGTCCCAGTTTTCTCCATCTTCTGGTGGGAAATACTTAAGGCCAGAGTGTAGGTCTTGTGCTTCTAAATTGGCAAAGCAAAGGCTAGAACTAAGAAAGGTTTGGGGTTATCCAGAAGAAGATCACATCTGCCCTATCTGTTTAAAGAATGAAGAAGAACTAAAAGGTACTGGAGGAAATGCCAGCATCTGGGTAGTAGATCATGACCACATAACAAATAGTTTTAGAGGACATATCTGCCACAACTGTAATCGTGGTCTTGGTGTATTCCAAGATAATGTTGATAGGCTAGAAAGAGCAATTAATTACTTAAGCACCAGTAGCCAAGTTGGTTAAGGCACCGAACTCATAATTCGGCTATCATAGGTTCAAGTCCTATCTGGTGTACTAGATCTCTGTAACTCAGCGGAAGAGTGACACCCTTCTAAGGTGTAAGTCGTAGGTTCAAATCCTACCAGGGATGCTATAATAGATTAAAACAAAGGGGTAGTTTTGGCTAGTATAGTTTTTCTTGGTAACTTTGAAGTCTCTTATAGTAGTGAGAATCATCATGCTAGTAGTCTAGAGTCTTTAGGCCATACCGTGACAAAATTGCAGGAGCGTAAAGCCAAGACACAAACCATCCTAGAAAAAGCATCAGCATCTGATCTATTTATCTGGGTACATACACATGGCTGGGAGACCGTTGGTAATATTACAATGGATGAAGTACTTAAGCAATTAAATGCTTCTGGCATTCCTACAATGACATACCATCTAGATCTGTGGTTTGGATTAGATCGTCAGAAAGATTTAAAGCATGATAGTTTCTATAGAACTATTGGACATTTCTTTACTGTAGATAAACTTATGGCTGATTGGTTTGATCACAATACCGCCGTCAAAGGCCACTTTATGCCTGCAGGAGTGTATGATAAAGAATGTTACATACACCCAGACTATGACACACAAAACTTTGAGTACGATGTTATTTTTGTGGGCAGCAGAAGATATCACCATGAACACAAGTATCGCCCAGAACTAATTGACTTCTTAAGAAAGACCTACGGAAAAAGATTCCTCCATGTAGGTGGAGATGGCGACACAGGAACTATACGTGGGGATGCACTAAACCGTATCTATGCCAAGAGTAAGATTGCAGTAGGAGATAGCCTTAACATAGGCTTTGATTATCCTTACTACACTAGTGATAGATTGTTTGAGTCTACTGGTCGTGGTGGTTTTACCATCTACCCAGAAATTAAGGGATTAGATGAATACTTTATGCCTGATGAAGTTGTGTTTTATAAGCATGGAAACTTTAATGACTTAAGAGATAAGATAGATCAGTATCTTGAAAACTCTTTGGTACGAGAAAGAATCAGAGTCAATGGTAATAACCGTACAAAGAAAGAACATACCTATGTCCACAGATGGACTGCAATCTTAGAAGAGTTGGGCATTAAATGAATTGTTTAGTAACTGGAGGGGCAGGGTTCATTGGATCTAATCTTGTTGATAAACTCATAGACCTTGGCCATAGTGTTATCTGTATAGATAATGAGTCAGCAGAATGTCATGAGCAATTTTATTGGAATCCAAAAGCAAATAATTATAAATATGATATATGTGATTATGACCAGATAAAACATTTATTTAATGGAGTTGACTATGTATTTCACATTGCATCTGACGCAAGAATTCAACCAGCAATTCTAAACCCTAGAAAATCTATTGAGTCTAACGCAGTTGGAACTGCCAATGTATTGGAACTATCTCGCTTGGCAAAAGTAAAGAAGTTTGTTTATTCTAGTACATCATCTGCCTATGGCAAGAAAGCAATACTTCCAAACATAGAAACACAGGCATCTGACCCACTAACACCATACTCTGCAGCAAAAGTATTCGGTGAAAACCTTGCAAGAGTTTACTATAATCTTTATGGTCTTGAGACTATATCACTTAGATACTTTAATGTTTATGGAGATAGACAGCCACTAAAGGGTCAGTATGCACCAGTAATAGGACTGTTCTTAAAGCAATACCATGAAGGAAAACCATTGACAGTTGTTGGAGATGGATCTCAGCGCAGAGACTTTACACATATATCTGATGTAATAGAAGCAAACATCCTTGCATCTGAAGTAACTCATGGTTTTGGTGAGGTGTATAACATTGGGTATGGAAGTAACTATTCTATAATTGATATTGCTAATATGATTTCAAATGATGTTAAGTTTATCCCGTCAAGAATTGGGGAAGTGCAAGAAACTCTTGCATCTAATGAAAAGTTTAAAGGTTTAACGGGATGGACACCAAAGGTATCTTTAATGGATTGGTTACAAGATGACTGAGATGAGAAAAGTAACAATCAATGGTGAGTTTGAAATTACTTTACCAGAACATCGTGCTGCACGTCCTGATTGGTATCAGCCACATGGTTGGGAAAAACCAAGACTAAAACACATGTCTGAAAATATTTTTTCTGGAGATGTTATGTATTATGTTGGTGCAGAGGAAGGCGAGTTTGCTGCACTATGTCAAATGTGGGGTGCTGAAGTAGTTGTATTTGAGCCAAACCCAAAAGTTTGGTCACACTTTCCATTACTTTGGAGTGCAAATAATTTAGATCTTCCAATGGCTTGTATTCCTGGATTTGCATCTGATAAGATAAACAGTCTTTCAAGAATATATTATAATGAATGGCCACCAGAAGTTAATGATGTAATTGAGGCAGCACATGGGTTTAAAGAACTATACCTTGAAGGAGAGACATATGGTCAGATTACTATAGATTCTTGTGTATATGATCACGGTATTAAGCCACCTACCGCCATTTCATTGGACGTAGAGGGCAGTGAGTGGAGGGTCCTAAAAGGGGCTGAGAAGGTGCTTAGAGAGCACAAACCAAAGATTTGGTTATCTGGACACCCTGAGTTTATGTTACAGCAATGGAATGAATCTTTATATAATCTTAGACAATGGATAAAAGGATTAGGATATACTGAAACAATTTTAGATTATCAACATGAGGTTCATTTATATTATGAATCAATATAGCGCATACCTTTACTCTCATGATGGTCAAGACTATGCAAATGACAAATGGGATTATGGATTATTAAAAGAAATATTTGATAAGCATGAAGTAGATCAGACAAGAGTTACAGAGATTCCAAAAGGAGATAAAGCCTTTGTTGTAATTCCTGGACCACAAACTGCTGGTAATGAAGACAAACTATCTAATGAATTAAATAAACTTTCTAGAGTTGTTTTATTTATTAATGGAGATGAGAATGCTAGGTTTGATGTAAGTAAAATTAGACATAATAATATTGAGATATGGATTCAATACCCTCACGAAAAGCATGATCAATATAATAAGATGCCAATTGGAGTTCCACAACACCTGAAAGACAACGTTCCAGAGTATAAAGAAAAAGAGTATGATTTATATTTTGGGGGACAGATAACACACTCAAGAAGAAAAGAGTTAGCATTGGTTATGCCAATCCTAAAAAATTCACTATATGGACCAACAAAAGGATTTTCACTTGGAGATAAACCAAAGGACTACTATGCTAAACTTGCAAGTGCAAAGATTGCTCCATGTCCATCTGGGGCAGCAGTAATAGATACATTTAGATTTTTTGAATCAATAGAACTTTTAACTCTTCCGATTGCAGATAAACTAGATCCAAGCATGACAGAGACAAAGTTTTATATGAAAATGTTTGGTCCTGAATTTCCTGTTCAGTCTGTAGATAATTGGAATAATATTGAAAAACTTTTGCCAGAGTTGTTGGAAAGTTATCCAAATAATATGCACAGAGTTGTTGGTTGGTGGATTAAATATAAAAGAGATCTGGGTATTAAAATAATGGGGCAATTAAATGCATAAAAGAGATATAACTATTGTTTTGGTAACTTCTGTATTACCTTCTCATCCAAATACAGACATCATTGATGAAACAATTAAATCTATTAGGTTTCATTTTCCAGACAATGAAATAATTATGCAGATTGATGGATTAAGAAGAGAACAAAATCACCGCAAGTCAGACTATGATGAATATAAAAATCGTATTTTATGGAAATGTTTGCATGAATATAAAAATGTTTTGCCAATGGTTTTTGAAAGTCACATCCACCAAACAGGAATGATGCGCTTAACAATGCCAGAAATAAAAACATCATTGCTTCTTTATATTGAGGGAGATGCTCCTCTTACACTTGACCCTATTGATTGGGAAAAGTGTTTAGATATGATTGAATTTGGCAAAGCAAATACTATTCGTTTTCATTTTGAGGCCTTTATTCCAGAACCTCACAAACACTTAATGTTTGCTTTAGAAGATGGATTTTTACAGACCGCCCAATGGAGCCAACGTCCACACCTAACAAAAAAGAGTTACTATAGAGATGTTGTCTTGCCATCATGTGACAAATTCTTTTTTATAGAAGATACTTTTCATGGCAAGGTCCAAGATGATATTTTGCCATATGATATTTTTAACAAAGAGGGCTGGAATATGCATAAGTTATGGATCTATCATCCTGATATAAACATCAAAAGATCTTATCATTTAGATGGCCGTGATGGTCATAAAAAATTTACCACAGATGATATTTTTTGGGGATATAAAGAATGAGATTAGGAATCATAGCAAGGTCTGATAACACTGGCTTGGGTAATCAAACCAGAGAACTAGTAGATATGTTAAAACCTGACAAAATTCTACTCATTAACTCAAGTTTTTTTAATCAAAACAAACAGCACCCAGAGTGGTATGCAGGTTATGACTGCATTACAACAGACAGAGGGTTTCCTAGACAGGGTGAGATAAAAGAATTTTTACGAAACCTTGATGTTGTTATTAGTTGTGAAACCTTTTACTCACAACAGTTTATTGATATGGCTAGACTGTCTGGTATAAAAACCATTCTTCAGTATAACTATGAGTTTTTAGGTAACTTACAACATGAAGACTGGTCATTACCAGATGTATTATTGGCTCCAAGTACTTGGCATATAGATGATATTAGAAGACTATATGGTACTAGATGTGAAATTATTCACTTACCGCCACCAACTGACGCAGAGTTATTTAAAGATGTAAAAAATATAAATGCACAAGACCATAAAAGAATTCTGCATGTTGCTGGTAAGGCAGCCGTTAAGGATCGCAACGGTACAGAAACCGTCATCAAGATGCTTGAATATTCAAAGGAAGATTATAAGTTAGTTATTAAAACACAAACCCCTTTAGAGATTAAATCAACAGATGAAAGAATTATTATAGAAACAGATAACGTTGCAAACAAACAAGATCTGTACTCTGGCTATGATGCAATGGTGTTGCCTAGAAGGTATGCTGGTTTATGTTTACCAATGAATGAAGCATTGATGAGTGGGCTACCAGTATTTATGCCAAGGGTTTCTCCAAACACAACGGTATTGCCAGATGAGTGGACGTTGGAGGCTGAACTAATTGATAAGTTTAAGGCTAAAGCAACTGTAGATGTTTGGTCGGTTAGTCCTAAATCACTTGCTGAACTTATTGATAACTATATTGTTAGTGATAAAGAAGCAATGAAAACTAAAGCATTTAATTTAGGGTTTGAACATTTTTCAAGAGAGTCATTAAAACAAAAATATATAGATATTATTAACTCATAAAACAAAAAAGCCAGCCTATTTCTAGACTGGCAATTCTGTAAGTAAATATTACTTCTTTGGCGCTGCCTTCTTAGCAGGTGCCTTCTTCTTTGCAGGTGCCTTAGCAGCCTTCAGAGCGGTCTCTACGGCCTTGGCATCTGGTAGTAGACCAAAAGCCTTGTCGTTAGGGTTGATTGCTCTAATTGCAACGGGTGCAAGTGCTGCAACAAGGGCAGTCCATAGATCCTTTGGATCCGTTACTCCTGCCATATATAGTGCAAGGCCTGATGCAAGGACTGAACGTCCGTATGATGCAAGTAGTGCCTTTAGTTGTTCTGTGTTCATTTTTCCTCCTAGGATAGAACCTTAATTAGTATAGCATATCCAGCCCATAGCCCTACAATTCCTGCGACTCCCGCAAAAACTGGTGGTGCTGGTACTGGCAATTTGAATGCAGCAAAGACTACGCCACACCCAAAACCTGTTAGTGTTGATAATAATATATCTTTCATGATTTAAATGCCTCCGCTTGTAATTGTTTAAAATGTTTTTCACAAAGATCAATTATGTTAGTCTCTGTTGCCCATAAATTTGACGCTTGTTCTTGACATTCTTCTATTAAACATATTAAAAATGCACTATAAATTAATGAATGACGATCCTTTAATTTAAGCATTTTCTTCTTCTGGAAGTAGTGTTTTTAATTCTTTATATGCTTTTGAAATATTTTTCATAGATGGATAGTCAGGCCTTGACATAGATAGTGCTTCTCCATATTCATCAAAATATGATACATCTGCATCAACATCGTTAACAAACTTTGTTAATCCTTTTTGTACGCTTTCAATATATGAAAAAGCCCAATCTCGTGAGTCAGAAAGAAATTTAATAAAATTCTCTTTGTGTATTGATTCATCTGAGTCTTCTTTTGTTTTTGTAGATTTTGTTAGATCAACATACTCTTGAAGCAAAGTGTTTTCAATAAATAGTTTTGAAATATCTTTTTTAAGTTTAATGGATTGTTTTAAAACTAACATATATGACAATGCAAAACAAACTGTCAATGTTGCAAAAACAATAATAAGAATATCTTTCATATCTACACCCCACATGTTTTAATTATATCCTAATGCCGTGGGTTTGTCAAACTATAAAAATCTTTAAAGTTAGTATTAGTAAAGATCTCATACTCTGCAAGGGTTCTAATGTTTCCAGCACCGAAGATTCCTTCTTCTTCACCACAAAGAATTCTTCTTTGTTTCTTGTATGATATTTCTTCTAATTCTTTCCAAGATAAACCTCTTAGATTTCTATCTCCCCAAATCTTATAGTATCCACCACGAGAATAAAAATGATAAACAATATTTTTTGCAGGGGAATAAATATCCCAGCCTCTAGTCCAAGCCCTCATAGCAAAGCAAATTTCTTCACCAAAAAAACTTAGGTCTGGATCGTATGGAAGTTCATTAACCATTGCTCCATAAGAAAACATAAAACCACCAAGAACAGTTTCTGATATTTCTGGATCTTCTTTTGCTCTATTTATAAACTCAAGTCTTTCTGCTGTCCACTGATTTTTTCTATTTAGTGCTACCTTTTGTCTAGTTGGATATGATTTTATCTTTGGATGTTTTTTTATTAAATGCATACCGCCATTACTTTCTGGCTCAAAGGGTGCTGGGAAATATGAGAGAAGAACTGATGAATGACCAGAAATATTCTTAGCCCTTTCTAGTTGATCAATAGATATGGTGTCCCAGTCTTTTGCAAACCTTGTATGTGAGTCAATTTGAAGGAAGTGGTCTTCATTATTGTATAGTTCCATGGCTTTTGCTCTTGCATACCCCGCACCTCTGGCTTCTTTAGAGTGCATATTTATTAATGAAAGGTTTGGAACAAAGTCAAAGTTTGGCATCTCTAATGGTAAACCTTGATAAACAACACCAAAGTATAAGTTTTCTGGATTACTGGCATTGTCAATAGCGCTCTTAATAGTATAAGGAAGTTCTGGGTCACGGAAAGATGCTATAGATATAAATATTGTCATTTAATAGCCTCTCTTGTAACTAACACTATTGCGCCTTCCATTTCTAATGCTTTTTTTGCATTTAACACATATTGTAATGCCTTTATCTTGTCATCATGAACCATTCTTGCAAATACATATTCATCCAGTTTAATTGTTAAAAAATGTTCATTATCAATTAATTCTACTTTAAATCCTTTTGGAGGAATAATAGAGTGAAAGGCTCTACGCATTTGATCTGTATACATTATTTTCTGCCCCATTTAATTTTATTCCAACCACGCTCATGTAAATAATAAAAGATTGTCTTTGTAACTACCTCAAAACTTGCGATTGCACCAGCCGTAACGGGCTCTTTGGTTATTGCCCAAGATATTACAAAGGTGTCTGCTGTACCAATTATACGCCAAGTAATTGCTTTTAGTGCTGATCTTTGTTTGGTTACATTCATGATGGCCATTCAATGTTGCTTGGCTTAGTCATGAAGTTCCAGACTTTAGATACCCATCTCTTTACGTTTTTGCGTAGCCGAAATAGCATGAATGTCTGCCCCCAAATCTACTTGTTCAATCTTGTATCCTACATCACGACCATATACAATGTTGGTAATGTTAGGTAGTCTTAGGACTAATGCCCCGTCCATAAATTCATCCTTGGCAATGTATTCTTTTACCTGATCAAACTTAAGAGGATCTTTTTCGCTTGTATTATATGTATTGCGTACTCCAAGTAGTACCTGATCTGTTCTCTTCCCCGCTTCTTTGTAAAGAGCGTGGTGTCCTTCATGCCATGGCTGATACCTACCCAGCATAAGAGTTGTAGGGGCTGTCCAGTCGTGTAACTGGCAAGCAGTAATGATAAGGTCAGCCTCTTCTTCTACTGTCATTCCAAGAGAGATACGGATATCACAGTAGTCTGGATCCTCCCACATCTTATTTGTGTCTTCAAATCTTCCAGACTCAATTCTGTCTACCCATACTAAAATATCTGGCTTGCCAAACGCAGCACGAGTTAGGTCTGTTGGACATACAAAATCTACAATTACTGGAGCAACACCCTGCTTAGCAATAAGTCTTGCCATCTCTCCCATACGACGAGCCTGCTCAAGTCTATCTTCTGGTGCAAACCCTAAATCTGAATTTACAGTTGCACGAACCTCATCTGCATTAAGATGAATAGCATTAATTCTTTCTTTGAGTGCCCTTGCTAGTTCTGTTTTTCCAGATCCTGGAAGACCTATAATTTGAATAATCATTACTTCTCCATCGTTAATGATTGCCAGGTATTAGCCCAGTCTTGCTTAGTTTTATGTTTATTAAACTCTCTAGATATATTCCCAAGTTCAAGGAATACTCCACCCCAAACACCATACTCTTTACCAGAAACACCATTAGCAAAACAAATATTAGATACTGGGCATCTTTGGCAAATTGAGTCTACAATTGGACGGACTTCTACATCATCTTCATACTTATCAAAGAATATATTAGTGTCAATCCCAAGGCAGGCTGCTTCATCTTTCCATAAATGTTGTTTCATTTATTGACCGTATTTGTTTGGAATGTCCCAACCATTACGATTAAGGTTAAAGGTTTTTTGTAGGTACCATGCATGTTTTACACGTACACCGCTTGGTGATGTTCTGGCAAGGTCTGATCTTTTACGTTCTACAACGTCCCAGCCAAGCCATGCAAGTTCTTTATTTCTTTGAACAATTTTTTCCATTTGTGCCAACGAATTGATTATCATTATATTCTTTCTTTTAATAACGGAAGATTCCTACTTCTACATTTTTTGATTCTGCAAAAGTTGTTAATTTTGATACTGGCTCTTTTGGTTTACTAAGAAAAGCAAAATAGTTTATGTTTTCCATATTGTTGTATAACCAACTTTCTGGAACTTTATAAAACTTTATTTTACGACCCCTGGCCTTCATTCCTCTTTCTGAAAGGTTTGAAAACTCTGAAACAAAAGAATTGATCTTTGTTGGACCAGCAGAATAGATTATAAAATCTTTTTCTTCTTCTTTCATTCCCGATAAAGCAACACTTATAGCACGAAGGAATAGGTTATAGTCATCAAACTCACTGGTTCCCTGCACTGCCACTATCATTTATTTTCCCATTCTTTAAGTTATCCAGGATGAATAACATTTTATCTACTTCTCTTTTTGACATCTTAGTTGTGTCTAAAGGTTTGCCAGTTTCTGGTTTAACCTTTCCGTCCACAGTGTCTCCAACATAAAACATGTTATTTGACACCCAATATGCCTTTTGATTTATTATGACAACCCTGGTTGTTTGTTTCTCTTTCCAAATTTTAGATTGAGATGTGATAACCTTATCATCAAAAATATCTTTAAAGAAAAAATCTTTTAATATGTTATGCATATCACTTTGGCGATACAACACCTTATTAAAACTATTCTTTCTTTTTTTGTTTACAATTATAAGTATATAGCAAAAAAGGGTTAGTGTCAATACCATAGTTATTAAAATATTAACAAATGTCATTACTATTTACTCTTTGTTGTTTTTTTTAAAACACTTTCTTTTTTATCTTTAATAATATTATTAGATTGTTTTTTCTTTAATTTTTCTAATTCATCTGTTAATTTTTTAATTTTTTCTTGATAATTTAAAGATCCATTAGCCATGTTTTCTAAAAGTAAATTTTCTTTTCTTAACATTTCTGCTCTATACTCTTCTTGTAATTTTCTAAGCGCTATTTTATGTTTAATTTGAAGTTGAAGATATTCAAATTCAGATTCGCTTAATTTATTTTTATAAAATGTTAAAATTTCCATAACATCATCTTTTGATAAGTCTTGCACTTTACTCCCCCTTTAGACTAAACGGACTTCCTAGCCAAACCTTTTCTGTTTTACTTTTTTCTCTATTTACTATTGCCCTACTCCAAGCAAACCCTGCATCTCCACCCCAGGCTAACCACATAATCTTGCCGTTAGACGGGTTTTCTGCGTTATCAAAATCTTTACCTTTTTTATCTACTTCATGACGTGAAAAGAAAGAGTACATTCTTTTAACAGTATCAAGAGACATGGGTGTACCATTTACAATATCTGTTGCTCTGCCCCAGCCTACTGGAGTGCCAGCACCTGTTGCTTTGCCATCTTCTTTATACTTTAAAGCACGTCTAGCAGCAGATTTCATGCCATCATTAGGAGAGTATGTATCTGCCATTACTTATCCTTCTTTGGGTGCTTCACTTCATATGGACCAAGAATAGATTTAACTGTACCGTTTTTATTCATGCGTACAATCTTTCCGTCTTTAATTTGTGTTGCATTAAATGATTGTGCTTTTTTCTTTGGCATTATTTTA